ATAGAGGGTGAAGCGGTCGATCATGCCGAGACGACCGTTGCGCAGCGGAGTCATGCTATCGCCAGTCAACGAAGCGTCTTTCAGATCAGAACGCTTGATGTAGCCAGCCATCTTTGCAGGGATCACGAGGAAGCGATCTTGCTCAGGAGTGTTGGCTTCGTCAAGGACAGTACCCATGTCAACGATCAAGTCGATGACGTTGGTCTTGTCGATGGCAAGAGCAGAACCAGTAGTGCCGAGGTCGATGTCACCAGAGATACGACCAGCATTTGCGCCTTTGTTCAAAGCAGAAATGCCCGGCAGAATGTCGGTGAGCACGCGTTGGTCGATCTTGATCTTCATACGCTCAGAAGCGTCCTTAGACCAAGTATCCATCAGAGCGATGTCCGACTGAACCTTATCCACATCATCTTCGATACAGGCAAAGTACTCGCCCTTGTCGATGATGAGTTGCAGTTTAGGCTTGTCAGGATTCTCAACCGACAGCGTTTGACCTTTGACATAGGTCTTGATGGTGATCTCAGGGGTGGTACGGATGTTGACCGTATCACCGTGCTGACGAATCTCGCCTTCGTAATCAGTATTGGCAATAGCAGCCAACACAGTTGCGTCGTAGAAATTCTCGATCAGTTTGCCCGACCAGATTTCGGGGATGAAGTTACCGCTATAGTTTGGGCGGCCACCTGCGTTTGGGAAAGACATAATTAACTCCTAGTTAAGCGTTAGCAACAATGCGCCCATCTCGCTGTGCAGCAAAGATGTCGCGTTCGATGCGGTCACGCTCAGCCTCTCGCCCTTTGTACTTGCCCTGACGAACGTCGTTGAAGAACGACTTGATGTCATCAGGAGAGTACTGACGAGAGCCTTGCCCGGTAGGTGCGTTCGTGCCGCGTCCGCGACCCGGTGCAACTTGCCGTTCAAGTTCTGAGGCAGACCGATTAGGTTGAGCATTAGCATTAGGCCGGTACTTACCAGTTGCTTGAGCGAACGCACTAAAGAAAGCCGCCACACGGTTCACGTCGAGATTGGCTTGCGCTTGCTCCAGATACAGTTGACGAGATGTACCCGTCATCGGATCAACTTCGAGCATCCAAGTTTGGAAGTCGGCGTCGTTATTGATCTGCTGCCATGCTGGAACGGCGTGCGACAACTGATTCCAGAAACGATCTTCGGCACTTACTGCTTGTTGCTGTGCCACTCGTTGTACTTGCGGAACAATCGTCGTGTTCAAGTTTGCTGCAATCTGCTGAATTGCGTTTTCCATAGCAGCAAGTTTGCCGATCATAGGAACAAGTTCCTCTCTCGACACTTTTCGCATCACGTCCAGCGACTCACCGTACTCCTCTTTCTCTTTATCAGAGACGAGGACAGGAGCCTGCATTTGTGCAGGAGCCTGAGTGGGTTGCGAGGACAGGCTGGAAAGTAATTGCTCCATCTGGCTCACGCGAGATTGCAGTTCTCGGTTGTTTGCGTGCAAGCGCGGAACTTCCGCGTTGTACATTCCCTGAAGGGTTCGCCACTTCTGAGCATAAGTCTCAGAATTTGCATCGTCATTGCTTTGCTCTGTACTTGACGACGGCGTAGCATAATTTGCACCATCACTGTCGGCGGCAGGTGTAACGCTCTCAGCAGGCTTCCCAGCGTCGGGGGAAGGATCATTAGACGATGGAGTATTCTCCGCGCCTTCGGTTCCCTCGCTGTTGAGTTGCTTGTAGAGTTCCTGAACGGCCTCAGTCTGTTTACGAATTTGCTCTGGTAATGCCATGGTACGCTCCTATCGGTGTGCGTTAAGTTGATGAGGATGACGGCGAGGGTCTACCCTTTGCCGCCAAATCAGGGGCTTCTTTGACGAGTTTGTACAACTCGCCCAATACCTGACACCGCCCCTGTAGAGGTGCAGGATTGTTCACTGCCATAGGCAGTTGTTCTAGTTCATGCTGCCGCCAGTCTCTCAGAAACTCCAGTACCTCAGGGTACTGTCGCGCTGTGACTGCGAGAGCCTTGATAACTCGTTCGTCAGGGCGGATCACGCTGTGCCCCCTGACTGTCTATTCATTACGGTGTTGCCATCCATACCGCCCTTTGGTGAACCATCAGGTTGGGTAGGGGTAGATTCGGGAGCCTGCGGCTGCTGTGCCGAAGCCTGCGCTTGCGACAATGCAAGTCGCGCTTTCGTACGTGCGTCGAAGGTCGCCTTCTCTTTGGATGGGATGATGTCATCCACAGGCATCTGAAGACCTTTTGCCACTTCACGAAGAACCGCTGCGCGGCCTTCTTTACCCATGATCTCCATGTCGATCTGGTTGGTAGTGGCAGTCAGGAACTCGATGCGGCGAACATTCATCTGCTCCTTCATGGCGAGGTTGATTGCGCCACGCGGCAGGATGTCGAGGTCGCCCTTGATGGACTCGTCCTCGTCATAGCGCATGTTGAACACATACTGGCGCTCAACGATAGGTTTAGTCACATCAGCGTCGATGTGCATCACAACTTGTCGGATACCTTTACCGGCAGAACCCATGAGCATGGACAGGCCAGACGATGTACGTCCAGCGCCTTGCACGTTCAAGTCGCCATAGAGATAGGCCGGAATACCGGAGTGTTCATCAGCCAAACGGCTGAAGCGGTCGTACACACCCATGAGTGTGTTGGCATTGTCTTCGGGCTGAGAGAACCGTACTGCTGGTGCGCTCGACCCAGCCGGGTCATTCATGACCTGCCAAATCTTCCATGGGTAGACCTGAGTAATATCTTCGTTGGCAGGCAGGCGTTCGAGGTTGACCTCGACCTGCGGGCCAGACGCAATACCCATGTTGTTGACCAACGCACGGGCAGCAGCGTTACAGATGTTCTGCAAGTCCTCGATGATCTCGGGAATACCCTTACCCCAGAACGCGCCGGGGCACTTGATGAACGAGGTCTTGGCGTATGGCTTCTCGCCCAGCGGGTCATAGTTGAGCACCGCCTTGATGACGTAGTTGCCCACGACCCACACGTTCGCGTCATATTCTTTTGCAGTGTCAGGGACTTCTTCTTCAGTCAGACCCCACTCCTGCAACATCTTGCCGGATACTTTGCCCCAGAACTCTAGGGCGTCAAAGATTTCCGTCGGGCGCATCTCGGTGTGGAACTTGCGCTCCTCTTGTTCCTTGATGAGTTCAACGTCTTGGTTGATCCATGATTGACCGTTGCCAATGTCCAGCACTTTGCGGATAGCATCGTCGTCATAGCCCGGCACACCAATCAGGTCTGCCAACTCCATACGAGTTAGTGGGTGATGCTCGAAGATGTAGCCATCGTTGATGTTGGAGATGCCCGGCTCAGGGTAGATGCGGAACGGATCAACGCGCTCGTACTCTGGAGCAATGCGATCAACAGGAGCCGCAGTAGTGCGACCCAACTCATCTTTCGACCAGCCTAGTGCTCGCTGACGACGCACGACCGGGCCTTTGATAAACGCAGCCGGGTATGTCACCAAGTCGGTGATGAAGTCGTTGAACGCCTCAGCCCAGCCGCCTTGTGCAAACTGGTCACTGATGCGGTGCTTCATGCGGTCGGCACAGTTCTGTGCTTCCTGCAAAATTCTAAATCGGTAGTCTTGGGAGATCATCTCCTTCAACTCAGACATTTCCTGCTGCATCGGTGCACGATCTTGCGACTCGATGATCTTCATGACTTGATCGTAGAAAATCTTTTCTACCTCAGCCTTCTGTGCAGGCTTCAAGTCAGGAATAGGTGTAGGTTGTGCATCCCATGGGGGAGTGCCAGTGTCGAGAAGAATGTCACGTAGCCAAGATTCCGCTGCGCGGCACTTGACTTCGGTAATCATCATGAATACTTCGGAGCCGCCTTGTTTGCGGATCGCAGTCAGTTTGTCTGCTTCGTACTCGCCATTACGCTGACGCATGGCTTTGAGCATCTTCTGCTCGATAGGTTTCTTTGAAATACGTGCAGCGTCCCAGCACTCGCGCAAATAGCCAGAGATGCCAAGGATGAATGGCGTATTCTGGCGCTCGGACAACTCGCGGTCGGAGCGTTCTTTCTCGGCTCTGACGAGTTGCTCGTTACTGACGACGCGAAGTATGGAAAGCCCAGCCATCAGAACTCCTTTTTGTACCGGAACATAATGCGCTTATCACCTAACTTAGTAGGTTGTTTAGAGACCTCGACACCAATGGTCGTGTCCCCTTTGCGGTAACTCAAGTCTGCACCGGTTACATCAGCACCTTTGTACGTATTTCCGCCAGAACGAATTTTGTAGCCGCTACCAGATACACCAACGGTCAGGTCTCGGTCGTTGTCCATCGGGATATTTACACCGAGACGCCCACCACCAGCAATACCTTTAGCGCCACGGTCATTAACTTCTTGTGCACCACCAGAAACTTGAAGGCGGCGAAGCATAGAGTCATTGTCGTCAGGAACGCGTCCACCGTCGCGGTAGCCTTTGCCCTGCGATTGATATGGCTTGCCCATCTTCGGGTTGTCCGAGTAGCAAGTTGACGCTTTACCGTTTGACTTCATCCGATCCTCCTACTACATATTGTAGTGTGGGTATAGCAGGAAGTATATACCCATGTCAAAGGAAAAAGAACCCCCCGGATTTCTCGACGGAGGGTAAACCGCTGGAAGGGACAGCGGAGGTGAAGACCAAGGAGTAGCAACTTACGTCCAGCCACCAGCCGCGACAGTCACAATCTCTCGCTTCTGCGAGATCATCTGACCGCCCCCTGTGGTGATATGGAGCATGAGGTATTGTAACGCTTCTGCGACGTGCGAGTGTTTATTTTTGTCAATGTCCATGTCGCCTCGGGGTTTATACCTATACCCGCCCATCATGGCGGACTTGAGGTGTGTGCACGACGGATCGACGATGAACGCCGGATCGCCGTCAACTTGACGCATCAGGAACTCATCGACTGCGCTGATACGTGCTGTAGGGTTGTTGGTCTTGGCAGGGATAACCTTCAGACCTTCGGCCTTGATGATGTCCACCGCACTGCGCTCGTCGGTCTGCGCCCGCTGGATACCAGCCGGGTCAACCACGATGAGGATGGGTGCGCCGCCGAAGCGTTCGTAGATGAGCGGCTTGAGCATGGTGCGCACGAAACGCTGGATACCCATGTCATACGATACACACTCGGCAAGTATCAGTGCGCGGCCTCGGGGGTCTTGCTGTCCAATGACGGCAGCAGGTGTAAGCCCCAAGTCCATACCGATGACGATGGGTCGAACCCCATTGCTGGTGTAGCGTACCTTCTCCCGTGCCATGTGGTAGTCCGGTCTGAAGTATTTGTACACCGGCATACCGGCTGAGGACAGTCCGTACTCGCCGTCGATGTAAACCCGGATGTATTCGTCCGACCGGCCTTGTGTATCGTAGTACCCGTCCGGCAGATTCTCGACGTTCTCCGCAAAAGCCGAGCGACCCGAAGGCTGCTTGAATACATCCCAACCGTTATTGTTGGGCGATACTCCGTCCTTGGGATCGAGTCCTTCCATCTGATAATACCACCAAGTATCCATGGTGGGTGGGTTAGTATCGCCCCACATTCCGTGCCAAGTTGGGCCACCATCCTTCGAGGAAGGAAAGCGACCGATACGTTTGGACATCGCATCGACAATATCCGGGTGAATGTCCCGGCACTCGTTGAACCATGCGAAGGTCAACTCCAACGAGTTCAAGTTGGCTACGTCGTCCGCATCGTCCAGTGCACGGAACATAATCTCGCACTCTACATCCCCCACTTTGAAGAAATAGGTCTTGGTTGTGCGCATGTATTGCCCGCACACCCCCGGTGGGAACCAGTCGAGGAAGGTTTTGATCGTCGTATCCTGCAACTGCCGCGCAGTTTCACGGACAATCGCTGCCCGTGTCTTGCGAATTCCCTGTGCGTTGGGTTTTTGCATGGATGCCCGGCGCACAATCTCAAACGAGGAGGTCACGGACTTGCCGGAGCCGACCGGCCCCATCAAAAGACGCATCTTTGCGTCTGACGCCATGAATTTCTCCCCCGTCGGAGGGGGTGTGTAGTCAATATCGAGTGCCATTACGGACGTTCCGGGAAAATTCCCATGACGCAGATGATTTTGCTCGGCTGTCCAATCTCCCAGCCATGGACTT